GGCTCGGATTCATTCATCCGAGTGGATTTGCACCTTCTGTGCTGCTATTGTTTGGAGGCTCTCGCCTCGCATCCGGATTTCGGGTAGTTACCATTCTCTACCTGCTCCCGGCCACAGCCTTACTCCAACGTCCATCCTTAGATCGGATTTGTACTCGCGTTCCCCCCTGTCACGGGGTACAGGCCCAGCGGCCGTTTCGAGATGGATCGTTTTTCATGGGCTCATCCGACAATGTCTTCTCTCCCCGTCCACTCACATAGGGATTATTGTCGGGCCCTTCTGGTCGATGAACATACGATTATCGGTTTGAGTTCCGTCGTATGGAGCTTTGGCCTCGGTCCCCTTGTCGGGAATTAAGCCATTCGACCAATATTGTATGCGTTCGTAAAATTCGAGCCGACCATGGTTCCCGTGGTTCATGGAAGGAGGAGCAGTTCCGCAGTTGATGGCATAGAAGGTTCGGAGCTTGTTGAAGGCTCGTTCAGAATCCCTCGCGGGATATCCTCGCCATTAAATAGGTGGGCGCTACCCCACAGTTCTATTCAATGTGTTAACCTCGACGACTGGATTTCCAGTCTGTGTCGCCGCCCCGGTTCGCCCGGGGCCATGCTAACTATACGCTGTTTCCTCTCGACTCTACTAATTATCGAGACGCAGATTAAATCAAAGAACAATCGCAAGTTCATCTCGGTCGCGACTGGCACATGCCAGCCTTTAGCAACCTCGAATATACCTTTCGGCGTAGTCGGCCTTTCCGCGTTCTAAGACGCACCGACGAACTCACTTGGGATGAAGCCCCAACCCACTTTCCGCCAAACCAATAAATGAAATGGCGGGAGCCCGGATTGTTGATTCCCTAACCCTACGCATGCCACTTTTGCTCCGAACGGGGTATACATAGTTAATCATAACTTTTTGGTTTGGAATTAAGATTGCGAAGCCGCCCGATCCGGTCTACAGTATCGGCGTGAAACCCATTGACATCCCAGCCAGAAATGTGAACTACTGGCTAGACAGAACCAACGGACGCATTCATTACGCCATGGTAATGCTGGTCGACGTCGGACACCCCGACACCCCCTACCTAGTCACGAATGTTCCGACCCTTCTCTATAATGAACGCTTCGCGGAAGTGCCTTGCGACTCCCCGATGTATCCCCAATCCCACGTTGACATAAACCGAATCTAGCATGGCAGACGGCTCGTGGCTCTTGATATTTCGTTCCTTCGATACCGGGGATCTCCTAGACAAAAGAGACGCCCTAATCGCCAGCATGACCACCCTTTCCAGTCAGGCCGTGGGCTCCAAGAGCTTTACGCGAGATCTTAGAGAGCTCAAGGATCAACTAGAGGCCATTATATTCGTCCTGAATGAAAGGGGGACCCTATGCGGATATCCCAAATCGCTAGTGTTCGATTTCTCTGATACGACCAGGGGCCAACCGTCAGGGACTACAGAACTTCTAAGCTAATGCCTGATAAGTTATACGACGGGAAAAAGCCGCACGACCGACTTACCACGTGGGATAAAGTCGTCTCCTTCTTTAACCCCGTCCAGGGAATTGTGCGCCTGCGCGCCCGAGAGATGGAGCACCAGTTCTCTTACGGATACAACGACGACAACTGGCAGCGCAGCTCCAGCGGAGGGCTTTTCGCCCACGCGTCCGCCGAAACCTGGCGCAGCAACCGCGACCGCCTCAAGGCGATGTGGGACGCCCGGGATCTCGTCCAGTTCGAATTCGTCGGAGGTATGATCGCCCGAATCGTGCTCTATACCTGCGGAAAGCTAACTAGTAATTCAGAGACCGGAGATTCCCAGGTAGACGAGGCATATAACACTTACTGGAAGGGATGGTGCGGAGACGAGCCGAGCGAAGACGGAACCACGCGCTGCGATATCACCGGCCGTCATCGTCTGTTAAAACTAGCCCAGATGGGGTTGGCTGGGTTCATTGTAGACGGAGATTTCGGATATCTGGAAGTCTCTCCAGAGTTCTCGCCAACTAAGGAATATTGCCTGCAGGCCATTGAGGCCGATCGCATCGGAAGCCCGCTCGAACAATTAGTCCAGGAAGATTATGTCGGAGGCGTCGGCCTGGATGTCGACACAGGAAGGGTGCAATTTTACCGTCTCTTCAAGCGTAGCCGAACCAATCAATACACCAAGATAGGAGAAATAGCACCCCAAGATTTCATACACATACATGATCCCGACCGCCCGGATGAGTATCGGGGACGAACTAAACTTTTGCGCTGCCTGAATCTAGCGCGAGACATCCGGGAGTGGAGTGCGGCAGAAATGCAGGCAGGCAAAACCCAGAGCCAATGGGCGGCCCTGATCGGGATCAAGGACCCATTTAACCATACAGCAAAAGAATGGACAGACAAAACACCGGAGGGGACCCCAACACAAAAGGCCCAATGGGGGCAATTACTAAGGATGGCCGAGGGCGAAGTATTCTCAATGTTAGCGCCACCCTCAAGGCCCACCGGAGCATTCATGGAGTTCGTTCAATTTTCCCTGAGGAAGCTCGCCGTATCGCTAGACCTGCCATTTGGATTCCTGTGGGACCTAGCTACTTTGGGCGGCGTAACGGCCAGAATAGAAGTCCAGCAGGCACAAAGGAAGATCGAGTACTGGCAGGAGCAAATCCTGATCAACAAATTTCTAAATCGCGTCAGACAAAAAGTGATCGCACAGGGCATAGCCAACGAGCAGCTCCCCCCTCATCCTTTGTGGAGAAAATGCTCGTGGCATTTCGGACTCTCGATTCAGACAGATGTAGGCTACGAGGCAGAGGCGGATATCGGCATGGCAACAACGGGCATAGTCCCAATGGCCGAGATCATCGCAAAGTATGGCCACACTCCGCGAGAAGTCTGGCGCAGCAATGTCAGCACAATCAATTCGGCAATAGAGGAAGGCGCGGCAGGCGGATTACCCGTGGAAACAATAGCGCGAGGCCTGATGCCGGACGTGACAGCCCAGAAGGCGGCAATGGTCACGGGGCCTGTGGCGCCGCCGGAACCCGGAACGATCGAGGCAGTGGGCGACAAGGGAGTGAAGCAGATCATAGACCTGATCAAGGGCGTCGGAGAAGGCAAGATCGACAGAGACGCCGCAATCAATACGCTCGAGCACAGCTACGGAGTAGAGCGTTCAATCGCCGAAGGAATGATCCCAGAAGAACCGTCCAAGGCCAAACTGCAAATGCTTAACCCTAAACCAGCCCCGGCAGGAGCTAAGGTTACGACAACCAAGAAGAAGTCAACCTCGAAAAAGAAATGATGCTCGCTATCAAAGTCAGCGCCATAGTCCTGGCCTCAATAGCAATAGTAGCCGGATTTGTGTTTAGCACCTGGCGCGATAATGACGACTAGGCATCGTAATCCCGTCGGCACCGCGGAATATTATCTCAGGCACATGGAAAGGTTGCCCAAGATCACAGCGGCAGAGCGTAGATTTTTCTGGGAGCAGAGATCCTGGCATCCCGTCGTCAAGATGAAATGGGTCGACGAAACTAAATCTGATGGTACCGGAACAACCTTATACCCCGACGGAACCACCCGCATATACGAATTATCCCATCAATCCCAACTTGACAAAAGGGCCTGAGGCGTGTTTAATACCCAGGATCCCGTACCCCAGAACGTTCTAAAGAGGCGCTCTAATCGCGCAGAGAACTTCAAGCACTACGCTGAAGGCATCGGCGGTCTGGGAGTAGCAGCGGGAGGAGTCGGGACGTATATAGCGTCTAAAAAGATCGGCGCAGCCGCCGAATCCTGGACACCGGCAGGTATGAAGGTCAATCTGAAAAGAATTGCCGGAGACTACGTCAAAGGACACGCCAGGGCCTTCCGGGACAAATTCATCTCCACGCTCAAAAGATTCAAGTTTAATTCAGCCTCTAAGGAAATCAGACTGGCCAGCGGCGACATCTTTAAGAAATACGCTCCGGATAGTCCATGGGTCACTCATCCAGATGTAAGACAACTGACAAAGGGCGCTCTGGCTCGAAAGCGCAATCAACTTAAGGCTACCCCCGATGAGGCCGCCATGAGGAAAGGGTATATCAACGCCAACCTAGGCGGAGAGCACACTGAATATTTAGATAAATACAATAAGCTTCGCAAGGATGCCGAGGCGGCCAAAAAGGGCAAATTGGTTCCGAAGGTCAGAGTTGAAGGCCCGACCACAAACGTAAGAGCCTATAAAAAGGGCAGCCAGGCCGAACCCGAACTTATAACATCCAAACAGGTCAAACCCACCGCCAAAGTTAAGTCCGGATCCAAAGTAGCCACCGAGCGCATGCTGTCCCCTCGTGCCGCAATGCTCGCCGAGCGCCAGAAGTACGCCAAGCAGATAAAAGGCACTAAAGGCATCACGGGCAAAATGAGAACGCAGCGGGAGAGAGTCCGCGGAGCAATGGCTGAAGAATTGAGAGGCAACCGGGATATCATACAGGGGGCACGCAGACACATGGGCACCCTGCCTGCACCCATGACTGATCGTCAGATCGCTGATGTAACCGGCGGCGGCACCCACCACAAGGTTCCGTCCGAGCGTTTCCCGGATCCATTAAAACCAATCGCAATAGGACACATTCCCGAGCCATGGCAACCGGCTAAAGGCGGAGTAAATATCGCTGGCCAACACTTAATGCCGCCAGATTATAAAGCAGCATTGGCCGGACATAAGGCAGATTTAGCCGAGGCTGTTAAGACCGACGTCTCACGCAAAGTCGCCTCATCCCAAAGACTTCACGAGGCGCTCAGGAGCAGGGCCGCAGAGAATCTGAGACGAGGAAGAGCAACTTCCGGCCTACCCGAATATACTGGCGAACAGATGCAGCATCATGTCAAAAGAATATTGCATGGTATTTACGCTGCGACCCCTCCCGAAGGAGAAGAGCTCGAAGGCATAGCAGCCATGTTGGGATCTACTCCACACGGGATAACCAGAATAAGAGACAGGCATATGGACCTGGCGCGATGGTCCAAGACGGCTTCCGGGGAAAAAGGAATAGGCAAAGAACTTCTAAAATCCGGAGCCATATTTAAACCCAAGCCGGTTATACAGGAAGTCCAGAAGTTCCCGCTGCTAGGCAAAGTTCCTGGATTCGGTCTATTGAAAAAGGCGCTGAGGTTTAACGCTTCAGGGAATGCAATCTATTTTGAGCGCCGCAAGAAGAGCTTCCTAGAAAAAGCCCAGAGCAATCCCTCCGCCGCTGCGGATACCGTCTATCAGAATATCCGACGAGGTTCTCGCCTGATCCGCGATGTTCGATTGCCTAGAACTCAAGGAGGCCAGGTTACGGACGAAAGAGGAAGATCCAGGACTGCGGAATGGCGGAAGCCCTGGGCCGAGAAGGCTTTAGTCACCGCCGGACTCGCCGCGGTATTAGGACGCAAACACCTCGCACCCTTTACTAAGCGAGTAGCAACAATGGCCGGTGGAGCGGTTATGAACGTAGCTAAAAAACTACCCTTAAAAGTAGCAGCCAGGGAAGGATCGGCGGCCGCAGAAAAAGGTATAAAAGTTCCGGCAGTCAGCGCTGCGTTTACTCGGGCGCACAGAACAGTAAGAGCAGTCGGGGCGGAAGTAAGGGACTTCAGGAAAAAGGTCGCAGAGAAAACCTGGGATAAATTACCTAACATGCAAAAGAAAGTCGCGGCGGAGGCAGCCAAACGCGAGAAAGCTGCGACACTAGATGAACAAAAAGCCGCCATGAGAAAGATCGTAGAAGGATTCCAGTCCAGATCCTCGCCCATTCTATTCGCTCAGACTGTTCCTAATTGGGACGTTAGGGATGCCAGAGGAAAGTCAGTCAGAGTCTACGCCCCCGGCAGCCAGACCCGCGAGCGCCGCCCCAAGAAATGGCACGAGAAGAAATCCAACCGAGATCTCATCGCCGCGCTTGCACTGCCGACTGCCACCGCATTAGGTGGCACCGTAGCATGGAAGGCCAACAAATGGGCCAACCGAATCAAAGACCCCAAGATTAAACCCGCAGGATCGTTCGGAAGGAACACTGCCGGAGTAGTTGAATCCGTAGAGAAGGCCGCCAAAAAGATAGCCAAGCCCTCGTTCGTTAAAAACTTCGGCGATAGGACCAAATTAATGAAATTCCAGAACCCATTGCAGAAGCCCAATTCCGACGCCCCGCCATGGCACGATATCGCCACGGGTAGCGTAGAAGGAGCCGCGGGAGTTCTAGCAACCGATAGACTCATCCGAAGGTTCGCGCCGGAAGGTTCGAATATTACCAGGAAGTTGCTTATCGGTGGGACTGTAGGCGGACTCGCTACCGGAGCCATAGGCTATGGACTCAATAAATTGATTAGACAGAAAGTTCAACAGCGTCGCGCAGCCAAACAGATGGACCCGGCCGATCCTAGTATGAATGAATTCAGCGCAGTCCAAGACATCAAGAACAAGCGCAAGTTCAAGCGCAAACCAACCGCACCAGACGTCGGACCAGTTCCCGGTGATTGCGGGGGATCGTCCGCTACGTTATCATCCCGTTTAGCCTCCATTCGGTTCGCGGCTTGGGCCCGAAGCCCTATTCCCCACAAGTGGATTACCCTGAATGAATACAAATCTGTTAACCTGGCGGGATCTAAAAAAATCAAGAATGTTAAAATCTCCGATCTGTTTTCAGACCAGGCATCAATTGATGTCGACAAGGTCGCGAAATTCAGAAAAAACAAACCCGGCTCTCTGCCCACCGTTCACAGGATCGGCGATAGATTGCAAATTTTCGACGGCAATCATCGTGTCGCTGCTGCTATGTCTAAAGGTCAAAAGCGCATCAAGGTCAAATTAATAGAACCGGCCAGGGCTT